AAGGCGCAAAACAGTATTAGAAGCAGAACAATACTACAACGAAACATATAAACAATGACAACAAAAGAATTACACGGCATTTATCACGAACTCAATTTTTGGAAAGGGTTTGTGAAAACTGACCGATTCATAAATGGCTGGGTTTCCCATAAGAAAACCCCCGAACTCAACCAATTTGTGGCCGACTTCATTAAAAGTGTTCCACATGAAACGGTGTTGGACATTGGCAGTGGGGTTGTATCAATTCTAAATGGATTGGTTCCAGTAACTGCCGCCGACCCACTTGGGGACCTTTACAAATTGGTGTTTGACTATCAAAAACACAAATTGACGGCACCAATCCCGTGTCCGGCTGAGGAATTACACTTTAAGTGTGATTTTGACATTGTTCACTGCTCAAATGCCATTGATCACACCCAAAATCCCATTTTAGCATATTCCAAGATGATGGATGCAGTCAAACCNGGTGGTTACTTAATTATTCAAGGATTTGAAAACGAGGGGACATTTGAGAATTGGGAGGGCTTTCACCAAAACGATATTTCAGTTGAAGCCAATACCCTATGCCTTAAAAATAAAATGGGTAGCATGGCGGTTATTGACACCAAGCCAACACATTTGGAGTTTGTTGAGTTTGAAAACAAACGATGGTTTATTTGGATAAAACAAAAGCAATGATATTCTGCATTGACATTGACGGATGCCTAACTGATGGCAAAATTTGGGTGGATCACAATGGAAACATCTCAAAGGGGTTCAACAACCGGGACTTGGCCGGAATCCGGGAACTAATTGCACACGGTCATGAGGTTCATTTGGTAACGGCATCCAGTTGGCCGGGGGCTGAATCATATTTGAAAAGGTCGGGGGCAACTTTGCATATATTAAGAAACAAGGAGGAAATCCCATTCAGATATGACATTGCCGTAGGTGACTCGGCTTGGGATATTCCGATGTTGCGAAAGGCAAAAATCATGCTATGCCCTTACAATTCGCAGTCGGAAGTCAAACTAATGACTGAAATGAATGTCCTAAAAACAAANGGCGGTGANGGGATAATGGAGGAGATTGTGGAAATATTTATTTGATAAATTCCAAGATTTTTAGTATATTGTGTCCGTTAAGGTGTAGTGTAAGCTAAACATTTTAGTTTATTTTTCCCCTAACAAACAAACACAATGCCAGCGGGCAGACCCATCAAATACACGGCAGACGAACTACAAACAAAGGTCAACGAATACTTTGAGGTTGAACCAAAGCCAACCATTGCTGGATTGGCCGTTTTCCTTGGAATGGACCGACAAACCCTCTACAATTATCGGGAACGGGACGAATTTTTCGACATATTAAAAGAGGGGGTAAATAAGATTGAATCAAAGTACGAAGGCCGACTGATCTACGAAAACAATCCAACTGGGGTGATTTTTGCGTTGAAGAACATGGGTTGGAGGGACAAGGTTGAACAGGATGTCCGTGTTGAGGGGGGTGTCAAACTAATCTTCCAAGATGCGGACAGTAACGATAAAGAAAACCAAGGTATTTAATCAGAATCGTAAAGCCTACGATTCCGGCAAATATCGGGTGTTGGCGAACCAAGGGTCAACCCGTAGTGGGAAAACCTATTCGATTAGTCAACTTTTAGCTCTTTACATAGCAAATAACGAGAAGGTCACAATTTCGGTGGTGTCCCCATCTTTACCCCATTTGAAACGGGGTGCAAGACGGGACATCTTGGAGATTTTGGACAAGGCTGGGTTGTATTCTGACGAGGCATTCAATAAGACTGACAACATTTACAACTTTCCCAACGGCTCCTATATTGAGTTCTTTGGGGCAGAGGATAGTGGTAAGGTCAGGGGTCCGGGTCGGGATATTTTGTACATCAATGAGGCAAATTTGTTGCCGTTTACGATTTACACCCAGTTGGCACTACGAACCAAAAAGACGATTTTCCTTGACTTCAATCCGGTTGACGAGGCAAGTTGGGTTTATGAGGTAGCGGACAAAGATGGCAACATCCTGATCCATTCGACCTACAAAGACAACCCGTTTTTGCCAAAGGAACAAGTTGAGGAGATTGAAAGCCTAAAGGATGCCGACCCTAATTTGTGGAAGGTGTTCGGGTTGGGTCAAAGGGGTGCCAGTCAGGAAATCATTTACACGCACTGGAAAACGGCAGAATTTCCGTCGGATTGTGAGGTGGTTTATGGGGTTGACTTCGGTTACAATGTGCCGAGTTCGGTAATTAAGGTAGGGTTTAAGGAAAATGCGGTGTTTGTTGACGAGTGCCTTTATGAAACCAAACTAACCACAACCGACCTGATTGAACGACTGAAAGGGTTGAGCATTGAACGGCATGAGGAATTGTTTTGTGATAATGCCGAACCAAAGACGATTGAGGAATTGGTTAGGGCCGGGTACAATGCAAAGCCAGCGGAAAAGGATGTTTGGGCCGGAATACAAAAAGTTAAGTCAATGCCGTTGTTTATCACCCCGGAATCGGCCAACCTAATCAAAGAGATAAAAAGCTACAAGTGGAAGTTGGACAAGGACGGCAAGATACACACAGACGAGGTCCCGGTGAAGTTCAATGACCATGCTTTGGATGCTATGAGATACGCTATTTACACGAAATTAAACAAGCCCAAATTTGAGGTTTTGGCTTGGTAAAATATAAAGATGGGACGGATTCAAGATGCGTGGAATATATTGACTGGCAAGGCTTTACCGATTAACCAAGTCGGGCAGCCCTTCGCCAGTTACAACATGATCAACGGCACATTCGTAGGAATTGCCGACAACCGGACCAACTACATCATTGACGGGTATCAGGTCAACGATGTCATTTATTCCGTTGTTTCCATCATTACCGACAAGGTTGCAATGCCCGATTGGGGTGTCTATAAGGTGGTTGACGAAAAGTCAATGAAGTCCTATTTGGGCATCATGCGGAAAAAGAACCTGACGACTGAGGACTATAAATTAGCGAACGAATTACGGGCGAAGGCATTGGAGCCGGTCAAAGTGGATCGGCTTTCGGATTTGATGAAATATCCGAATAGTTATGAAACAATGCAAGACTTGGTTGCCGCATCGTCAGGATATAAGCTACTGACGGGCGGTCGGGCTATTTGGGCCGAAACCTTAAATGCCGGGGCAAATCAGGGCAAACCCTATGCCCTCCACAATCTGCCTTATGATCAGTTGAGCATCATTGCCAAAACCAATGTGTTCCCAATTGTTGAGGCTGGCTACACAATGACGGTTGAGGCTGGGTTGAATTTCAGCAAGGAATCTGTTTTACACGATAAGTTCCAAAATTACCAATGGGATGTCAACGGGTCGCACTTATACGGAATGTCCCCCCTACGGTCTGCCCTTCGCCGAATCTCACGCAGTAACGATGCAGTCAAAGCATCCGCCGCCATGTTCCAAAATCAGGGTGTCAAAGGTGTCCTCTACATGGATGACCCCCGTGTAATGAATGGCGGTGCATCCATGATGGACTCAGCCAAGCAAGTCCAAGCCATAAAGGAAAAATTGACCCGTGGCGAATGGGTGGGGGCCGATAATCACGGACGCATTGGTGTCAGTGGTTACAAATTGGGATGGCAAGAGGTCGGGTTGTCCCCGGTTGACCTTGCAATCATTGAATCCGAGAAGTGGGACCTGAAGCGTTTTTGCTCGGTTTACGGGGTTCCGAGTCAGTTGGTGGGTGATTCTGAGGCTTCGACATATTCCAACGTTAAAGAGGCTGAAAAGGCCCTCACAACTCGTTGTGCAATGCCGTTGCTGGTTTCCTTCCGCAATCAGTTGAATCGGAAGTTAGAAACCGATTGGGGCTATGCTGGAAAGGGCTATTTCGTGGACTTTGACCAAACCGTGTTCACCGAACTTCAGGAGGACATCAAAGAAAAGTCCGGTTGGGTCAATACATTAAAAGGGTTGTCACCTAATGAGCAAAGAAACCTGTTGGGACTTGAAACAATTGACAATCCGTTGTTTGACGAGCCTTGGATTACCACCGAAATGGGAATGCCTTTGAGTGAGTGGACAATGGAGGAAATGGATAATGATGACTCCGATAGAACAAGCGGTATTTGATAAATACCCGGTNACTAAGGACGAAAGGTGTTGTGCCTTAAAGAAACAAAAGATGGAATTTTTAAGGGAAGCACTAAGAAAACGATTGATGGATGAATGGCAAGGAAAAAACAAAATACTTACTTCAATACAACCGGGCGAACCGGAAGTTTGAGGCAAAGCACTTGCCAAGGGTAGAAAAGGCGCTGAAAGGTGTCGTTAGATCTTTGATTGGGGACATAAAGGAAAAGGGGATTGGGTCGGCAATGACAAACCTATCAACACAACTTTGGTCGGACGAACTGACAAAGCCGTTGTTGGGAATGTACAAAGAGGTCGGGCTATTCCATGCCAAAACCACATATCGGACCATAAAGTCCGAGATTGGTCAAAAGCAACTGGGTCGGTCCGAGCAATGGGTGCAAGATGTGATCAGGATACTGCGTGAAACCCTTTTGCAGTTTGCCGTTGTCGGAACATCGGAAACCCTACGCAACCACCTTTTGTTGGTACTTCAACAAGGGGTTGACAAAGGGTTGAGTGTTGACGAAATGGTCAAGATGTTGGAGGGTAGCGACTTTACTGAAATGCAAGCCCGTAGAATTATCCGGACTGAGGTAGGCCGGGCTGCAAATACAGGGGTAAAGGTTGCCGCCGATTCCTTCAACGTGGAGATGCAAAAGGAATGGTTTGCGTTTCGCGATCAGCGAACAAGGGGGGTGAAGCCTAAAGATAAAAAGGACCACTACCACATGGACGGTCAGGTTGTTGATTACAATGCTGATTTTGTGGACCCCCGAAGTGGTGAGCGAATTGAATTTCCCCAAGCCCCAAAAGGTTCGGCTGCAATGGTTATTAACTGCCGTTGCACTTGGGCCGCAATCCCGAAAAGGGACGAAAGGGGTTTCATAATACAACGGAGGTGACCAGCCGCTAAGGCAATACCGAAACATGATAAAAACCGGGGTCTGGCCCTCCAACTTTGAAAACAACGAGAATGAAAAAATACTTTGAGAGCAAAATGATTGGTGACTCGGTCCGTGATGTGTCCGAGGGTGACCGACGTGTGAAGGTTGCCATTTCCAAGATGGGCAACATTGATTTGGATGGGGACATGATTGAACATACGGCCTACACAAAACATTGGCCGAACGTGGGCCAAAAGGGGCAAACCTGATTTGGCACCTGACCGATCACAATCCATCCTTAAAATCTGCCGTTGGCAAGTTTTCGGATGTGTACGTTGATGGGGACTATTTGGTGGGAATCACAACCATCCCAAACACAACGTGGGGCAATGATGTGTTGGAGTTCTACAAAACGGGACACATCAACCAACATTCAATTGGTTTCCGGACTATTAAGGCCGAGGCACAAAAATCAAACGGCACTGAATACAATCTCATAAAAGAGGTGTTGTTGTTTGAAGGTTCGGCGGTCCTTTGGGGTGCCAATCCTTTGACTCCAACCCTGACGGCTGGCAAATCCTTCACAAAGGATGACATTGCCGTTGAACACGAAAAGTTGAGCAAGGAAATGGGCCTTTTGCTCAAATCATTAAAAGATGGCCGTTACTCAGACGATGCGTTTGAGTTTATGGAAATCCGTTTGGCCCAAATAAACGAGGCACTAAAATCCATCCTGACCATTGAGGCCACTCAACCCGTGAAAGCAGTTGAGCCGGAAGTCGATTTGAAGGGTTTGGATGTCGCAATAAACAATTTACTTAAAAC